CACTGGCACCGTGCCATCGGTGTGTTGAAACACTGCGAAGGCGGCGAAGAGAAAATCCACGAGTGGAGCAGCGGATACGACGGGTATTCCTCCCAAGAGACCCAAGCCAAGATCGACGAGTGGTCCACAGGGCCGACCTCGTGCGACCAGATGGACAGTATTATCGGTTGCCGCGCTACGTGCCCGTTTGCCGACAAATGCAAAAACCCTATCCAGCTTGGCTACGTGGAGGACTCTGGGTCCGTCGACGCACTGAACAAGTCGGACGACGACGAAGAGGCAGACGACTCATCAGCACCAGCAGCCAGCGCCCCCAAGGCCGCAGCGCCAAAAGCAAAGTTGCCAAACGGCGCGACGATCGAAGGGCAGATCATCCCGTGGTGGCCCGCGCAGGGGTATCGCTGGAACGGCGCTATGCTCTCAAGGGCGCACACAGACGAGGATGGTATCGTCAACTGGCGTCCGTTTTGTCGGTCGTTTGCGTTCCCCTTGAACAGGGTACGCGACGCCGAGGGTACGTGGGTCATACAATGGCGCGCGAAAGAGAAAAACGGAGCTTGGCGTGACTTCTTCATGCCTACTTCAGAGCTGGCTTCGACGGACATGATGGCGAAAACACTCGCCGCCAACGAGGTCTTTTTAGCAAGAACTAAAAACGCGAGGAACGACATGGCAGAATTTACAGAAGGTCTCGTCGAAACGCTGCAAGAGTGGCGCGTAGAGACCAAAACCTACAAGCAGTTCGGCTGGGCCGATAACTATTCAGGGTTCATCCTTGGCACAACTATGATTACGGCGAACGGAGAGCAGCCGGTTCTCTGCGACGACACGGTTCCCGCCGACATTGCGCTGGATTTCGGCCAGTCGGGTACTACCGACGACTGGGTCCGCAACATCGACAAGCTGTACAACCGACCTGACGCGGAGCCTTTCCAGTTTGCGCTGTGCCACGCGATGGGTTCAGTGCTTGTCGAGATGTTCGGATCATCCAACTGGCACGGGTTACCTCTGGCTTTCACAGGCGCGGGCGGCACGGGTAAATCCACAGCGTGCAAGATCGCCTGCGGGTTCTTTGGCAGACCCAAACTCATGGAACGCCAGACTGGTGAGCAGGGTTCCACGCTAAACGCGGCGATCAAGCGCATTGGCTCTATGGGTTCTGTTCCGGTCCTGCTGGACGAGTTCTCTGGCCGTACACCCGACGAGCTGACCCGTACGGGCTACGCGCTCGCTAACGGGCGTGACAAAGAGCGACTGTCTTCCAGCGGCAAGTTCGCCACAACAGGCGACGAGTGGTATAAGAACAGTTTCATCACGTCGAACGACTCGCTGCAGGAAGCCATATCCACGCTCAAAGCCGGATACCGCACCGAGGCCACGCAGCTGCGCTACTTTGAAGTGAAGCTGCCGAAGGACTATCGCAACAAGGTGTTCGCCGACATTACGCAGCAGTTCATCGAGCACCACATGGACAACGTCTACGGGGCGGCGTTCCGCCCGTACATCCGGTTCATCATCAAAAACCAAGACTGGGTTCGCAGACAGATTGCTGCGGCGCGCGCCACGTTCAACCCTAAGTCAGAGGACGACAACAAAGAACGCTTCTACCGCGACGCCGTGGTGACAGCGTTGGTGGCTGGCCGCATCGCAGAGAAGATCGGCCTTATCCAGTTTGACCTCAAGATCATGAAGCGGTGGGCGACCGAGCAGATCATCGGTATGCGCGAGAGCCGCAAGAGCAGCAACACGGACATAAGCGAGCACTTGGCGCAGTTCATCGCCAGTCTGCCAGGTCAGCTGATCGTCACCAAGCGTTACGGCGACAACCGCAACAAGACGGCGGTCGAATACCACCAGCCGCTACGCGTGCCCGCCGTGGGCAGGGTGTGTACCGAAGACAAGCTGGTGTACATAACCGTCAAGTGCATCAGCGACTGGTGCAAGGACAACGGCGTTGCTCTCACTGACTTGCGCGAAGAGATGGACAGGGTAGACCTTCTGGTTCGCCTGTCGGACAACAAGCCGTCGCAGCTCAAGCGCATCGCCAACGGTACCGACTTGCCCGCTATCACGGCACGTTGTGTACAGATGAATTACGACAAACTGTTCGGGGCGACATCGTTGCAGGTTGTCGGAGGAACTCAGCTCGAAACAGCACAAACACAAGGAGAGGCGTGATGGCCATAACTTTTAACGACGACGTAAGAATATACGAGAGCGTACCTAGCCTGATGGGGGCAACCAAGAAGTCCTCCTACAGTGTTCAGGAGCACGCGGTGCAGATTTCCGCCAACTTGGACAGGCGCATAGCCTCAGAGTTGGCCACGCACGCGGTAGACGAACTGGCAAAAATGGCTAATATGTCACCGCGTATGTTGGGGGAGCTGCTGCACTTCATAGCGCACGACATCGAGATCGGCGGGAGGTTCCAAGCGCACGTAGCAGCGATGCGCATGAGCGGTACCGACTTCAACCGATAAAAAAGCCCGATACCGGGGAGGAGCGGTACCGGGCCAGTCGTGAGACGCCAGCGGTGGGATGGCGTCTCTGGGCAAGGCATTGCAGGAGAGGAACCAATGCCTATCTCGTTCCGGCCCTAGTCTGTAGCTGACGCTCTTCTTTGCGTCGGTCTCGCACAGCACTTCTAAGGCTACTTGTCGGTGTCCGGCGGAGCGCGGTGCGATCCCCGTTGTAGAACGGTCGGACGTTATCCTTACCATCCTGTAAACCACGGAAGCGGTCAATGACTTCATTCATGCCAGCTCTGTCGTTGTCGTCGTACGCCCGCAAATAGTCTGTGCGTATCTGCGACTGGCGGTCGCTAAACCAACGGTCGATTTCGATCTGCTGGTAGTACGTCCACTTCAGGTTCGCCACGTCGGACGACGGGATACCGGCCATGTTTGTCGCCAGATCGAACAGGTTGAATTCCTCTGGCGGCGCTACGACGTCACCGCGACGCGTGGTGAACCCGTCGTTGGACAGACGCCAGCTTTCCATCAGTGTCCGTCCGCCCTTTGGTAGCGCGGCTTCGACCGCTCTTGGGATGTTACCTTCTTGCATAAACGCAGCAGAGTTAACCAGCGACCCTATGTTGCCTGCAGTTGGGCCTAGGCCGAGCTGCGCGATAAACGCCAACATGCCATCGCGGTCCGTACTCGGCGCGGCGTACCGGCTGTCCCACGCTTGGAAAATGTCGTTCATTGACATCTTTGTGGACATGTCGACTCCCAGCATAGCGGGCAGGCCCCGCGCAACCAGCGTAGCGATCTGCGGATCGTCGATGTTGTCGCGGATGGTGCGCTCGAGGTCTTCTGGCTCGTCCTCGTCGCCGAAGGCCATCATGAATACGTCGAAAGCGATACCTGCGGCGGGCAGACCAATGGTACCGGCCAGTGTGCCAGTTGTAGCCAGAAGGTATCCAGTCAGGCGCTTAGCGGCGGCGCGCTCCCATGGCTGCATCCGTGGGTCAAACGATTGCTTGAGCGCACGCGCGTGCAGGAAGCCCATCATGATCTGGTACTTGCGGAACTGCGTCGTTACGCGCGGCAGCTTGGAGAACAACAACGACGTCTCTTCAGCAGAGAAGTCACCTTGGGTATCCTGCACTACGTTGATGGCGTACTGCTGGGCAGTCATCTCCAGCTTCTTGAGCATGGCAGGGCTTTTCTGTGCCATATCGAACGCTGCGACGGCGGACGACACGCGGTTGCTGGCCTCCACATAGCGCGCTGTCTGGTACAGCCGGTGCGTGAGGTCCGCGTACTTCTCTTTTAGTTTGTTGATGGTTTTGTACCCTGAGTCCTTGCGGTTATCCAGGTTCAGGTCCTCTTCCATACCCACATCTAGCAGGTCGCGGAGCTGCATCTCCTCAAGAAGCCCACGGTACTTTGGGTCGGCCTTGCTGGTGTCCACGGTGACCTTGTTGTTCATGTCGACGAAGCCCATGCTTACGACGGTACCGACTTGGCGCATAAAGCTGGTGTCGATCACGGAGCGCGCGACTTTGTTGCCGTTGAACAGCGCGGCCCACACGGCGGGGTACTTGCCGAAGTCACTGGCAATTTTGGCCACAGAGTAGATCGGCTGTAAGCGGTTAGTGACGTGGTACCCAAGACTGGTGGAGAGCATCATCGTGGTGTTGAACGCCAGCACTTGGTTCTCAAGCTCGGCAAGGAACCCTGAACGTGGTGTCATGAGGTCCGAGTTCTTTTCGGCAATGACGTTGTACGCACGCTGGAGGTCGCCACGGTCGCTATCTTTGGCGCTTGATACCTGTTTCTGCGCGTTCACCAACGCACCATTGATCTCGCCGCCGTGCTTCATCTGCGCGATAAGGCTAGCCTGCGAACGACCGTGCGACACGAACGACCGGATCATGTTCTGATCGTAGCCAGCGATATTCATCCGGCGTGCGCCAGACAGGCGGGCGCTGCGCTCGTCGAGCGACCGGAATAGCAAGTCTTCAACAAGCTTTTTCGCTGCCTGCTTGCTCTTGGTCGGCAGGGCAGACGAGTCTTCTGCGTTGATCGCCGCGAGAACCTTCTGGTAAACCGTGGTGCTGTTCTGGAGGCGCGACGTAGTGTCAGGTGCTTTGTCGGACGACGATGCGTACGCGAAGCTCCCCTTGTTGGCGTCACGGAACTGGTTGGCGGAACCCTGCGTGTCGAAGAACTGCACGACATAGTGCTTAGGATCAGACTTCAGCTCGTCTACCTTCTTGGTGTTGCCGTCAGCACTGTTGGCGCTTGCCGCTTTTTCAGCATCCACCAGAGCCTGCGACTTGAGAATAACGACCTTGTCGCCAAAGCGCTTGAGCGGTGCGTACGGCCCATCTAACTTGCTGTTCAGCACAAACGTCTTACCGATCCCCATGTCTTTGGCGATCTGGTTCATGTCGGCGCGCAGCACCTCCCCCTGATTGAAGATGTCCTTAACGATGCGCTGCTCTTGGGCAGTCAGCCGGTCGAACTTTTTCTTCATGATCGGGTCGATCTTCACGGTCTTATTGTCGATCTGCGGGTCGTAGCCCCACTTCTGGAAGAACGTCGACGTGGACAGGAAGTTGTTCACCAATGCTAGACGCTCTGGTGCCAGCGCTCTGGCGCGGTTGGCGATCTCGTCCACCACGTTAGTGTACGCACGGCGCGTCTGTTTGGCGGCAAGCGCGCCATTGTACCAGTCGTTAAGCGCAGGCAACGTCTTGGCGTGGTCGCGGATGAATAGCGAAATAGGCTTCAATGCGTCAATTCCGGCGTCCCAGATAGCCTTAGTGTCATCCACCACGCGCTGTGCTGTGGTCCCGAGATTATCCCCGGTCCAGTCGCGGAACTCGCGGGCTTCCTGCTTTGACGACTCATTGACGCCGAAACGTGTTGTGCCGCTGCGGGTAGTCTGGGCAGTTGTATCCGACTCGTCGTTACGCCCTACGATGACCACGTTGTCGGCATCAAAAATGATGTTGTTGAACGTCGGGTTTGCCAAGGTTGTAGGGTTGGACACCGCAGTCCGGATACCCTTAACCCCTAGGTCGTTCAGGAGCGACGACGCCATAGACATGGCCTTCGCGTTACCGCGCTCGAACTTAACGGCGCGGTCGTAGTCCGCTTGGCTAATGTAATTCTCCACCAGTTGATTGCGGATTTGCGCAGCAGCGACGCCCGTGTAGAACTGGCGTCCGGTCATCTCCTGCGGCGTCGTCACCCGATTTTCACGCAGGACGCTATCCTGCAACTCTGGCGTCATTGCTTCGAATGCGGCGAGGGCGATCGGCTGGTTCTCCAGAGTATCCCCCCAGACCATCATATCCGCGTCGTCGACCGTTACGTCCACGCGTAGCAGAGTTCCTTCCTCCACCCCGCGCTCTTTGGCTCGCTTGGTCATATAGTCGTATGCTAGGTTGTGCTCCTCGGAGACGTAGAAACCTATGCCGTTTGCGTTGTTCCCCAACCCGAAGAACCGTGGGTCCGCAACACGGAAGTCGTGCGTGCCGCCGTGTGCCCGTGTGCCGAGTTCGAGGCGCGCCGCACCGCGAGCCATGTTTACAAAGTCCTGCGCAGTCATAGCGTCAATGTTGGCGGGCCGCAGCTTACGCAACGCGCGCTTAAAGTCAGCCCACAACCCACGAACGAAGTCCCGCACCGCTGATGCGTTGTCGCTAGTTGGCGTGACACCGTGGAGAACAGCTTCCTCCAAGAAGTACGCGATGTACTCGGCCTGCAGGTTGTCAACGATTTCTGTTACCGTATCGCCGCCAATAGCGTCTCGGTCCACGGCTAGGTTCACGCGGCGCACGGCCTTCTCGGCGATGCGCTTCTCGAGCGAGTTGCCATCCATGACAGACCAGTCTTGTATCTGCTTGACCGCCGCGTTCTTCTGCTCCTTCGTCAGGATCGCGTCCATACCAATGTGACTGCCGACTTCGTGCATGACGACGGCGTGCTCTGTCCCAGGGGCAATGTTTTCAGCAAAGAAGAACGCACGCGTGACACCGCTGCGGGTTTTAACCACAACGCCAAACGGGGATTTCGCGTCCAGGATGTCACCCAGCTGCGAGGAGTCGATGTCGACTTCACCTGCCATGACCATACCGATCATGTCGTTGGGGTTCCGCACCACGGTAACGCGCCAATCGGAGTCCTTACCGATGAGCCAGCCTAGCGCCTGTCGAACATTACCAGCTACAACACCTGCGTCGGTGCCCTCCATTGAGGCTTCAATTTCCCCAACAGAAAACTTCGGCGCTGGCGGCGCAACGATCTTCTTTTTCTTTTTGACCTCGACAGTTGGCGGCTTGGCAGCGCCGCGAACGCCCCTGTCTGGCTCTGGCCCTACTACTTCGCCTTCGACGCCTGCTGGTTCGACGGCCACGCTAGCTGCTTCTTTTGGAGCTGCTGGCGTTTCGGAAACTACTTCGGCGTCTTCGACTATGGCTTGCGCCCTGCCTCCATCCGGTCCACTACGCGCTGCTCGATCCGGCTCAGCGGTTCGCCCTTCTTCTGGAGTTGGACCAGCTTTTTCGACGCGTCGTTTAGGCGTTTCCGAGCTTTGCGCTTCTCCGTCTGTGTTGCTTTCATTGGTAATCTCCTCGGTTGGATCAACGGCTGCGTCGTACCGGCTGGCAATCTCGCGCTGGTCGGCGTCCAACGTAGCGTCGTCAGAGTAGCCTGATAGGTTTTCGTCGACGGCGAGAACCCAGTCCGTCTGGTCCTGTACACTCAGACTGGCGAACTTAGGACCACCTTCGGCCCGCATGTTTGCCCAAGCTTTAATGGCCGCTTGGCCAGAACGCTTAATGGTGTCGGCCACGATTTCTTTTCGGGTCTGTATAGCTTCCGCCGCGCGCTTCTCGGCAACGACGTTAGGCTCTTCGGAACGGGCCGCTGTAAACGCCGCATCTTCCGCGTCCACGCCAGTCTTAGCGCCTTGGTTAACCGACGCAACGGTCCCCATGTTGGACGCCAACTCGGCTTTGTCGAACACCTCGGTGGCGTCGTTCAACTTCTCGGCGGGCTGCGCGCTGCGACGGGACTCGGCAGTCTTGGAAAGCTGGGTCTTAACCCCTTCGGCGGACAGGTTGTACGTTTTTGCGATCTTTGGCTGCAACTGCTTGAGGGCCTGCTGCGCCGCTTGACGTGACTTCAGCCCCGCCAACTCTTGAATTTTAGTGAAGTTCCACGAACCATCCGGCTGGATTACGGTGTCCTGTCCGCTGTTCAGGAACGCTTCTCTAACAACGTCCCATACGCTTTTCTGTGTCTTGGTAAGACCTTTTGGCGTTGGTACGGTAACAACCTCGGTTCCGGCCAGCAGTTCCTCCTGCGCCTGCACGGCTACCTCGGTTTGTGGCTCCGCCAGAGCTTTCGCCATGGCTTGGTCGAACTTGGGCTTGGAGAAACTCGTGGCGTTGACAGCGCCTTGGACGTCCTCGAACCGTGTGTCAGCGCTTTCGATCCAGCCTTCTGGCAAGAGCGCATCGGCTTTGTTCTTCGCGTCGTCGCGGCCCCGGGTCGGGGTCTCTGCGGTGTACTCGCGTACTTTAGGCGCAGTAGACGCCGTCTTAGCAACCTGTGGAGACGTGTATGCGCTGAGCACGGCGCGCACAGCAGTTGCGCGCTCCTCCACTGGCAGCGCCTCGATCGCGTTGATGTCCGCTTCAAGGTTCTTGGCGCGAACGTCGTCAAGGATTATCCCTGTGTTCTCCACCAGTTGCTTGGCGACTGCTACCGCATCTACCTGCGGCGCGGGGGCGACAGTGGCCGCTTCGACAGTGGCAGCAGGCTCAACGGTCGCGTCGACTTCGGCTACCGGAGCTGTCTGTGCATCGGCCTCGGCGACAGGGGCGGCTTGCGCGACGGGGGAGGCTTGGGGTTCTTGGGGCACGCCAACAGCAGCTTCCAGTGCTTGTACGCCAGCGATGTGCTCGTCCAGCGCGGCACGGTACTCGGCCTGCATCTGCTCTGGCGGCACGGATTTCTTCGTCTCTTTGACGAACGTGTTTATCGCCGCTGCAACTTCTTGCTCGTTTGTTGGCAGGATTTCCCGCTCAACCAAGAACTCACGGTACGCCGTCGCCGCTTCGGTTCCAGGTGTTGTGACGTCGGTACGCAGCTGCGCCTCGCGCTGCTTGATAAAGTCAGCGTTGGACGTGAATGTTGGTGCGTAGTCCAGACGGGTCTCTCGGGCCGCGCGGTCTTGCACAACTGCGGCTTGCTGTTGAGCTGCGGCTTCTGCTGCCGCCTCGGCTTCCTGTTGAGCGCCAAGCATGGCGTCCTCAAGGGCGAGTTCTGCGTCGGGTGTTGTGCCCTGTTCAGGTGGTCTACCGCCACCGACGTTGTCCATAGTAGTTGGTGGTTTACGTCCAGTAGCCAAAGCCAGGACATCAGCGGACGCGCCCAAACCCTCAGCGCCTGCTTCCAGGATAACATTGCCTGGATCAAACGTTCCGGTGTCAGCAAACTCTGCGAGGGCTTCGCCACCGCCACCACCTGCCATCTGGACGCCTGTTTGGGTAGCTAATCCTCTGGCGTTTACCGGCGCTTTGGACGCCAGTCCCAGAGTGAGAAGGTCTACAGCAGCAATGATCGAGCCTCGTGTGGCACCGCGTTGCTCCTGCCGAGCCATAAGCTCTTCGTCGTTAGCAGCAGCGAGGGCCTGCTCTGGGTCAGAGATATCGTACCCGAACTTAGCCGCTTCTTCAGCCAACTGCCCGAAGCGTTCTTGCGAATACCCAGACATGGTAAACGCCGACATTGCGAGCTGCGGGTTACGCATCGCAGCGGCAGCGGCAACGGTAGGAAGCTGCTCTGCGGCCACTTGGCCAAAAAGCGACGCGGAGCCAATAGGGTTTCGTACGACTTCAGCCACACCAGCAGCAAGGCCACGAAAACCGCCTTCAGACGCGGCTTCCATGATGTTCATCTGGGCGTCTTGCGCGCCCTGCGTCATTGGGTAATCCCGAGCGGTCTCGACGTTACGCTCCGATATTCCGCGCAGTGTCTCACCGGACTCGGCGCGCAACTGCTCTGGAGTTTCAGCTGCCGCTGCTCCAATTTGGGCAAACAGAAGCCGCTCCCACAAAGGAAGGTCGCCTGAGGCTTCTCGCGCGGCGCGGTCCTCTTTAACTCTGGCCTCACGTTGTTGGGCCTCAACGGACGCGGTGTCCGCCGCGTTCTGCCACGCGTTGACGTTTCGCCCAACCGCGTTGCCTACGGCTTCGGTAAGGCCCATCTCTTCCGGCTTCGCTTCCGTTGGAGGGAAACGGCGCGCACGAATAGACGCTTGCAGGTCGCGGAGCTGCCCGCTCTTGGCTTCGGCGGCACGGCTGGCCTCGAAGTCTTCGTCAGACTGCTGTCCTGGAGGCGCTACAGCAGGGCGCTCAGGCGCAGCAACGCCGAGAGCGCGGTCGCGGATACGTTTTTGCAGCTCTTCCAGCGGGGTCAGTTCGGCCACGGGTAGTCTCCCTTACTGGCTCGCCAGTTTCTTCATTTCTTCTTTTTCTTCGGGGCTTGCGTCCCACCACGCAATATGGTCGTCGACGCCTGGAGGCGGCGCAGCTTGCGGGAACATCGCACGGGCCATTTGTGTGTTCCGCCGTGCCCACTGTTCGGAGTCTTCTAGTGTTTCACGTTCCAGCAGCATAATCTGATCCGGAGAACTCATGAACGCGTACAGCTTTCGCGCGCCTTCCAGCGCTACGTCGTCGGCCAAACCGCTGTCTCTTCCAAGGCCCGCAAGGCCCGCGATTGTTGTCTGCGCATCCGCGACGCGTTGGTTTGTCTGCGCACGAAGGTCGGCTTGGCTTGCTTCTGCCGCAGCTAGCTGCATCATACCGATGCGATCGCCTGCGTAAGACATCAGTCGCTCGGCGATAATGTCTTCAGCGTCAGGGCCGGAAGCTTCCGCGATTGTGGCCATTTCCTCACCGGTTTCGGTGTCGAACATGACGACGCTCACGTTCCCTTTGCCGTCTCGCACAATCCTGCCGTCTACCCCATCTTGGAACTTCTCGTAGGCGTCGGCCATAGCGTCGATACCGCCAGCGGTGCGCGCTTCTACAAGGCTTTGCGTGCGCGCCATTGCTTGTGATCCGAGCTGCATAACGCCGCGTTCGCCGATAGCTTGCGCGAAAGAGTTCTGGCCACCAAGCGTCATGTCAGAGTTGGTGATCTCGTCGATAATCCACGCCGAAGCCGCCGCGTCGTTTTCGAAATCGGGCTGCTCCATCAAACGGTCCAGAATGTCTTCCATAACACCTTTGTCGCGCGCGTTGGCTTCGCGGTCTGCGATATTGGTTTCAGCGGAGCCTAGCTTGTCAGCCAGTTCAGCCAGCTTGGTCTGTGTCGCATCCGGAAGGATCATCAGCTCCGCATTGGACGTTGCGGTTCCAAGTTCGTTTGCAGCGTTTGTCGTGGCAACACGTGAGTCACTGGTCGCTTCGCCCTCTTGGTCGTTGCGCACAGTCGTATTAGAGCCTGCCACCGCTTCGGCAACCACGGCAGCACGGGTCTGCTCGGCTACATCCGCGTCAACAGCGCGGCTTCGGTTGAGAAGTCCGGTGCCCTCGTTGTCGAGGTTTTGCCCTATGACTTCGCCAGGTAGCAACGTGTTAGTGCGGTTCGCGCCAGCGTATCCCTGAGCTGCCGACGCGTTGGCGCTGTTTGTGCGGGCGTCGAGGTTGCGAGTGCCGCCAAGGCCCATCTGGTACGTCTGGTCCGTTTCGGTGTTGCGGTTCAGCCGGTTCCCGAACTCGACACCTTCCAGTGCGGCACCTTGCGTCCGTAGCGCCAAGCCGCCCTCGGCGTCACCGTACTTGGTGTAGATGTCGGCAAGCGCAGAGTTGCGAGCGCGGTCAAGCGCGTCGCCTGTTAGACCTACGCCGTCCTCGTCCGTGAATTCCTGCTTCGCGACATTCGCCGACTCGATCTTTTTTCCGACGTCGTTGAAAGTGCTGTAAACACCGTTGAAGTTGTCAGTGAACTGCTGCCACCTTGACTGACGCGCCATTAGTGGACCTCCTTGAATTCGATGTTGAGCATGTCGTAGTAGACGGCTTTGTAACCGTCTGGGCGTTCTGTGACTGCATCTGGGTAGGAAAGCTCTACTTCATCCGCCATGACGCCAAGGAACCTGCGATCTGGCTCGCCGATGTAGTTGAACTCGTACAGTTGCAACGCCGTGCGCTGGTCGACGCCTGCTTCTACGATGTTTTCTTTCAGGCGACGGTCTGACCCAAAGGCGGTGTACATAGAGGCTGCGCCGCCCATTATGCCGCCGAGGTCGCCGAGGAAACTGTCGTTCGAGTTGACGTACGCGTTCGTCTGGTTGTTCAGAACGGTGCTCAAGCCAGACAGCTGCATGTTCTGACCGGACGCGATGGTGCCCGACCCGATAGCCATGTTGCCCATATAGTTCTGACCTGCCGACTGCGCGGTCTGTGCGCCCTGTGAACCTGCGGCAGTGGCTCCACCATAGGCGGCGAGAGATGCCCCAGCGAGGTTACGACCAAGGCCAGCGGCGTCCAGCTTGCGGGCGTACCCCATCTGCTCAGCTTGGTTGCGCGTGTTGGTCATTGCGCCCGCACGGTTTGCGGCCTGTTGCAGACCAGAGGCGCTCTGGATACCGGCGAACCGCCCAGAGTTAGGGTTAACACCCATAGAAGCCATTGCCCGTTCGTTCTGGCGCTGGGTTTGGGTAAACGCCAAGCCGGAGTCCGCTGCGGCCTGTGAGGCCAGCTGCTCGCGGTACGCGTCAGTGTTGAAGTTCTCGGCGTCGGCGACGATGCTTTTCTCGAGGGGCCGGAACGTTTGGGTCTGGTAGTCGTAGTAGTCTTTGGCCTGATCCATTTGCTGGCGCTGCGCGTCCATCTGGAGACCGGCTACCTCCTGCAGCATAGGAGACATCTCGTCGTACTGCTGCTTGGCAAAGTCCAACTGGTCTTGACCAAGGCCCGCCATGATCTGCGCGGCCTCTTTACTCGCTTCGGCGAGTGGGCCGTAGTCTGGCGCTTTCGAGCTTTTCTTACCCATGTTTGGCACCCCTAAAGTAATTCTCTGGCCACAGTACAAGAACGATCATGTCGACGCCCTCCGTACCGGCCTGTTTCAAAACAGCTTCTTCGACGAAGCCGATCTTCTTATCCAAGTGAAGAGCTTTTGCATTGTCTGCGTCCACCATGCCAGTCAGGCGGCGAAGTCCACAGACGTTGAAAACGTAGTTGTATGCGTGGTCGAACAGGTCAAACAGCGCTTTACTGCCACGGCTGACCGCGATGTGGCACGTGGCGTTGGAGTCATTGAAGTTGTTAAAAACAAACCCCGCTGTGATCTCACCGTTCATCTCGACACCCATGGCGTAATAACCGCCCCAAGGAGCAGTCTGTCCGACTTGCTCCGCTACCCAAGCGCCGACACGTTCTTTGTCATCGAATATGAGTCTGGCCTGCGTCACGTTACCCTCCCAGATACACTATGTCACCCCGTATGTACACAATTTAGCCCCGCTCGAGCCGCTGCGCAACTTTGTTGTGCGCGCCCCGTGCTACGCGCCGCCGTCGGGGTCTATGGGCCAGACTATATTGCGCGGAAAACCTGCCTGCGAGGGCACGTTTCGCAGTGTGTTGCGGTAAACTCTCCAAGCGGCAGTCTGCTGCGCATTAAGCGGGCTATCGGGGAGCTGTGTCCAGTCAGTACCGCGCAGGGTGTCGTCGCGCCGCCTGCGCACCTTGACAGCTTCTTCTTCGTCGATTTCGACCGGAGTTCGCGGGTCTACCCATGCTTGGGCGTCGTAGTCGTACTGTGCCGGTCGGAAAGGCGGTAGCCCTAAGTCAACGACGCCGCCGTTTCGGACTGCGAAATACTTAGGTAGTTCTTCGAACCGGAGGTCTAACTCAAGAACATCTGCCCCGCCTGCCTGCAGTTGGTCTGCGCGGTTGGTGATGTCTACTGGGAAGCCGTTAGGCAGGTGCGCAACGTATATCAACGGAAGAACTCCCGTATGTTTATCTGGATTTGGGAAAAAGTACTCCCGACGCCCCAGTTGCTGTTGCTCCGCCAGCGGTAGTAGTACAGCTCGAACGTAACCGTTTGCCCCGCAGAGAAGTGGGTTCCCTTGAGCAGCGCGGTAATGCGGATAATCGGGGTGTGCGAGTGCAGGAACATCATAGCGCCGCCGTAGTGGTCGCTTTGACCTAGAAAGCTATAGTCCGACCGCGTGGTCACGCCACCGGCGCGTACCCGGTAAAAGTACCCGGAGACTAGACTGGTCAACGTGTTAGCCGCCGAAGTGTTGCTAAACTCTGAAATTCGTGCGGTCCCTAACAGCACGTCCAGTTGTTCTGGCGCATAGTTATCGTCCGCGTCCACAACATATGTACGCGTGCCTAGCGACCGATACATCGTTGGGTTGGCTAGGAAGTGGGCCTCGTTAGGCCCGGCGCTTGACGAGTACGACGGGTTTGTGGTGCTACCCGCTGTTACGGGCACCGAGATGTTTCCGGCGGACGCCAGAGACGACGTGATCTGCCCGCCCGAGTTGATCTTCAAACGGTCTACCGACAGGTCGGCGATCTTACCGCTGTCCACAGCCAGGTTGGCGATCTTTGCCGTCGTGATGTTGGCGTCTGCGATCTTCGCCGTCGTGATGTTGGCGTTTGCGATCTTAGCCGTAGTGACGGCCAGGTTGGCGATCTTCGCCGTCGTGATGTTGGCATCCACAATGTTTGCGGTGTTGACCGCCAGAAGACCTATCTTCGCGTTGGTAACGGCCAGGTTGGCGATCTTTGCCGTCGTGATGTTGGCGTCTGTGATCTTTGCGGTCGTGATGTTGGCGTCTGTGATCTTAGCCGTGGTGACAGCCAAATCAGCGATCTTCGCGGTGTCGACCGCCAAGTTGCCGATCTTCGCGTTGGCGATAGTACCGTTCTGGATGAACGTGTCCTTCATGTACACGCCCGTGGGCACACTCACCCCGTTAATTGTCGTTGGTGTCGTGCGTACGATAAAGGGTTCAGAAGGCGCAATTCCCGGCCCAGCTGGGTTCGCAATAGCAAACACATCAGAGCGTACAATAAACTCGCTCGTCGGAGTCGCTCCAACCAACGTGCTGGCAAGCCCGTAGCCTGACACGTACCCGTTGACGTCCACTTTGACAGTGTACTGCGCTTGCAGCTCGCCGTCGGTGGTGGCCCGTGTTGTTGCTTCCGTCTGAATGGCGGATGTGTTGGTCCCAACTGTGGCCTGCAACGTTACTATGTCGCTAGCAATAGCGCTGTCAGCGTCAGCGCGGGTTGTTGCTTCCGTCTGAATGGCGGATGTGTTGGTTCCAGTTGTGGCCTGCAACGTTACTATGTCGCTAGCAATAGCGCTGTCAGCGTCCGCGCGGGTCGTTGCTTCCGTCTGAATGGCGGATGCGTTGGTTCCAACTGCGGTCTGCAGTGTTGATACATCGCTAACAATAGCGCTGTCAGCGTCAGCGCGGATTGTTGCTTCCGCCTCCACGCGTTGGGCCACGGAGCCGGTCAGGCTCGACGGCCCGTCGATCAAATTGATGCGCGTGCCCAAACTGCTGAACAGTTCAACCTCGGTGATCTGCCCTGAGAGCAGAGACAGTATGTACGCTGGGTCTTGACCTGTGGTCCCCTGAACCCCGTCTACCGCGTTGTACGGCCCGAGTTCGTTCTCTCGGTTCACAAACCGCACCCAATACCAACGGGACGTGCCCTCCCCGATGGTGTGCGAAAACACAGAGCCGGGGGGCATGCCAACCATCACGGCGTCCGCTAGCGGTGGAGCACCGCCGCCGCCTAGTTCCGGTGCCGCCCATATTTCGGTCCATGCGTGCCCGCTGTACACAGGCGCGTCCCACTCCAGGATGACGTTACCCAGTGCGCCAGTAGCCACGAGGTTTATAGGGGCTGGTGGCGTCGGGTACTCATTCTCGGTGGGCACGGGAATAACGTTCCCGCCAGCGATGTCGACGAGACGGTACCTCTCCAGATCAGCCAGAGTCACAACCCGATCAGAGCTGAGGGAGTTAAACGACTCGCGGACACGGTCGAGGAAGTACCTCAAGTCCTGCGGGATCGTACTGGTGATGGTTGGTAGCTTAGACACCCGCTAGCTCCGTCATTGATGTAGCCACAGACACCGCAAATACCTCTGTGGAACCCTCCAACTGGAACTCCCAGTCTCGGCCAACCTTAACTGGCAGGCGGAACGGTCGACGGGAAGTAACCGTCTTCGTGTAGAACAGCGTACCGTCGGCGAAAATCTTAAACGTCACCGGATAGGCTTCGGCCTCCACCTGCGCGCACGTGAAGCTGATCGTGTGCGGCATGGTCATCATCTTGGATTTCCACGTGTACGACTTGGCCGCACCGTCGAACCAGACTTTAACCGTGCGATCGGCAAACGCGAGGAACAGCTTGTCGCGCTGGAGATCGCGGAACCCTGCTGTGGCGTAGATGTCGTGGAGGATGAACTGCCCGCTGGTCATGTCGTATATGAAACCGCCAGAGGTGACGCCGTTGTTGTAAAACGCGATGTACTGGTTGTCGTGCTGGTACGCGTGGATCGAGTCCGGTTTGAAGTAAGTCTGCCATTGTTTGTAGTTGAACAGGTTCTCCGTAATGATCCGAGACCCCTGCGGTGACAGCAGCATAAGCCCATCTGGTGCCGCGTAGACGACCGCGCTGCCAAAGCTCACGATGCTTCTCTTGGACACGCACGCCTGCTCGAGGTCGGACTTGACCACAGCGATATTCTGCGGGCTGGAACCCATCATCAAGTACGGCACACCCGTGGTCAGAACAGCGAGCGTCGTGTCCATCCGGCCCAAGCCAACGACGGGGTAGTCCACAGTCTGGATGTACGTTTCCGGCCATGCGTGAGGCCGGTACGGTTCTGCAAAGTACACGTCGCGCCCTACGAAACCGGCCATCATACCGTTAGGCATGTTAATTAGGCCCGTCAGCGCGTCGGGTGACTGCGACCAGTACAGCGACGGAAGCTCTTCTCCCAGCGCGTCTGCCGCAGTCGAGTCAACGTACGAAGTTGTTGCGGCGGTGATCTCGGCCACGAACAGGTAAATCCCGTTCACCGACCGGTAAATTCGTTTGTGCGTTACGTTGTAGTCCCCGGTCGGGACCGTTGGGAACGACGCGACTGTAGTCGTTTCTGTTCCTGTGACATCGACCGATATAGAAGCTGGACTTGGCGCAGACTCAACCTCGAAACCACTCTCTGAACTAACCCATGTGAAGGTGTAGACTCTGGTCTCGGGCGTATCTGTTGCATCAGGGGTTCCTGTTACCGTTGCGATGGGAGCCGACGTGGGAGCGGGCAGTCCTAGACGCCGCGCTGCTGCGGGGTAGTCCGTGCCGGACAATGCCAGGGTAGAATTCGTTGCCTTTGGCGCGCCGTCTCCGGTGTAGAACGTCCACTCGGAGGTGTCTCCTGCGATCTGGCTTCGGGCCACATCAACGTCAGTCAACCAGTGGAACCAGTACTGGGTGTCCGAGATCGTATCCTGCCCAAAACGATAGATCGTCGCGGGGGTGCCTACTTTGTCCAGTGTGAGTTGCGTTGTGCCAACGTCCGACAACGACTGAATGCTGCCCGTAAAGACCGGACAGTTTATCGCGATCTGCGCCTGCTCCTGTTTAAGGTAGCGCGGCGGGATGCTGGGAGCGATCCCCCCAAAAGACTGTAATCGGACAACGGCCATGACGAATTCCTTTAGTCTGCGATAAACTTGCCTACTATGAGCTTAATAGCAGGCCAGAACACGATCAGGTACCTAATTTTTGTGTGGCCAAGAGGTTCGTCGCGCCAGTCGCGGTAGATGTTGTCGATCCACCCCTTTTCTTTAACGAACAATATGATGTGCGGATCGCCGTGGACAGAGACGCACCAGTGAAACTGCGTGCGTTTTGTGAGGATTTTCTTCCACATCTTCCGAAGCCCGCCAGCTTCAAGGTACGCAACGGTCACCGCAAAGTCGTCGCAGTCGCCTCGCTCACCTTTCTTCAGGATGTGGTAGCTGTCTACCGCGCCGTCAGCCTCCCACACGAAGTTCTTGGTAAACTCTCGGACGGTCATCATAGGCATACCGCGTCCTGCACGGCGTAGGCTCGCTGGATTTCATCCTGCGTTTGTTGGGTGTCCGTTCGAGACCGAGTCGGCAGGCTTTCGCGCCACTGACGACAAATCTCTGCTTCAGTCGCGGAAACCTGCGTCATCGAACTTACGCAGCCGCTCGTCAGCATTACGGCCACGATGCCTAATATCTTCAGCATTTTCCATATCCCTGATCTTGGCTTTGTCGCGGTCAGCGTTGACAGCTTTTCGTTTGGAAACAAACAGCCCGACGACCGCACCGAGGGCGAGAATAATCGCGCCCCCGATCTTAGCCATCAGCGCGCTCATCATGCGATTGCTCCCCTGAAGCCAATACCGGCCAAGCCAGCGTTGATCAGGATCATTGGCTCAGTGCCGCCCGTCAGTTGGTCAATCATCGCCACAAGGCTCACGTTGCCATGCAGGGGAAGGGTTGCCACGAAAGCGCCCGCGAGCACGGGAATGAGGCTGGCCCACCACGTCAGGCTTTTCGGTTTCAAATACTTCATTTCCTTAATCCTTTGATGAGGCCCAAGATAAGCT